GCTACAAGATTTTTAAAATTTGGATTTAAGTCACGAATAACATACTGTTCTGGCTTCTTTCCATCACTTTCATTAACAATGATTTTAACCATCTTACTAGGATCGACATAAAACCATTTTTGTGTTTCAGGGTCACGAATAAACCAACTATCACCAAACTTAAATGTATTTCTTACTATACGAAAAAATCTTACATCAAATTGTTGTAGCTTAAACCACTGTTGTAAATACTCTCTAAGCACACGAATTTCTGTATTTGTAGCACGATCCTTAAAACTTAAACTAAATGTAGTATTATTTTCTTTATTCTTTTGTGTACAAAACTCAGCAAGGATATCTAAAGCAGCATTAACTTCTGGATCCATGTCCATAGTGTCATACTGCATGTATCTTTCAATACGATTTGGTGTACCTACATAGATATCAGGTAGGAAACTACTATAATTACTACGTGCTGGTCCAGGTTTATTACCGTTATTAAACCCGCTTATGGGACTAAAAGCATTTTGATTACTGGTATCTACTGGATTAAAATATCTACGCCAACTCATGAAGTATCCTTACTTTTGATATAAATTACCACTTAAGGCACTCTTTGTGGCAGCAACTTGACTCTTGCTTGATTCTTCCACTTTGGTTGATAATTTGTTCACGCTAGTATTTAATATTTCTAATGCCTTTACAACGTCATCTAGAGTTTTACTACCAGTCTTAGCATCTGCTTTGCCTTCTTCTTTTTTACCATCTTTTTTATCTGCTTCTGCTTTGGCAGCTGCTTCTTTTTTGGCTGCTTCTTTTTTGGCTGCTTCTTCTTTTTCCTTGCCCACTTCTTTGGCCATAGCCTGACCTTGTTGTTTAGGTTTGGGTATGGGCATACCATTAGGGCCAATAGTAAAATCCCCAGCTCCTATTTCACTAAACTTAGCCTTTGAAGCAGAGTCATCATTCTTAGCCACAGGTTTAGCTTGGGGTAATGAAGATACTGCCTTATTCAAAGTTTCCGCTACACTGTCAAATCCTGCTACACTAGCATCACCTGGGCCGGCAGCATAGGCAGCATCCTCAGCTATAGAGCTCATAGTTTCAGGTAATTGTGAAGTAAGATCCTTCAATGCTTGATTAACATAATCATCTTCATCCTCAGCAAAGGCAGCATCCATTGATCCTTCACCTTGCTGTTCCTCATTGGCTTCTAACATTTGACTATCTGTTAGTCCTTGTATCTGATTTGTTAAATCTTCTAATGCGGCATATTCATCTTCGGCAAAAGCACTGTCCATTTCTCCACCAATGGCTTCACCACCTTCACCATAATCATCTTCTTCAAATTCCTTAAGACCCTGTATCTGACTTGTTAAATCTTCTAGAGCTTGATATTCATCTTCGGCAAAGGCACTGTCCATTTCACCACCAACAGCATCGCCGCCATCACCATATTCATCTTCGGCAAAGGCACTGTCCATTGAACCTTCACCTTGTGGTTCTTCATTTAATTCTTCCATGAACTTGTCACGAGAAGCAATGATACTATCAGTTAGTCCACCATAACTTTCAACTTGTGCCTTATTAGCTTCTTCTGTTTGTTCTAATATTTTAGCATCTGATTCTTTTTTAGCTATTCCCAATGCTGCTTCTAATTCTTCTTGTTGTTCTAGATTAGACTTGAGATTATTCTGAGCTCTTATAACACCGTTTTCTGCTACTTTTAACTGAGCCTGTTCTTCTTCTGTTAATGCCCTTTCACTAGCCAAGGCCTTTAGTCCATCTACTTCACCTTGACGCTCTAAAAGTCTTTCTTCAATTTCTGTTCTTCTCTCTGCCAATTCTGCCATTTCTTCAGTCTTGTCTCGCATACCTTGAACTGGCAGTGCTTCCTTCATATCCTCTTTGATTTTTTCACTATTAGTCTTAACTTCTTCTTTAGCATCAGTTAATGGTGAAGTAATTGCCTTACCCATTTCTATACTGAGATTTTTAAATGCTTCTAAATTAGCAGTACTTGTAGCTATTTCTTCATCTGCTTGTGCTTTTAGATTTTTTTGAAAAGTCAACTCATTTTGCTCACGTTTAGTAAGAGTTTCAGTAGCAGCTTTTTTCTCTAAACCAACAATTTTTTGAGCAGCTTCGTCTCTAGTTTTAATCCAATGATCGTTATAATCCTGTTCTACTTTTATCTTAAACTTATTATTTTCCTGCGCTGCTTCTTCAGCATTACGACGAACTACTGTTTCCCCGCCACCTGTTGTAGTCTCTGTTTCAGTGGTTACACTTGGCATCTTACCGCCAGTAAGTAATTGACTCATGGAATTTTCTATGTTAGATCTCATAGATTCCATTTGTTTAATTGCTGCTTGACCTTCTGGGCTATTAGGATCTACATCTTTGCCATTAACTGTAACTCTAGTTTGTTGGGTCTCTGTTTTCTTTTCTTGTTCAACTTTTTTAGCTTCTATAGCATTATCCGCAGCACGTACACTGGCTTGAGTAGGCTGTTTAATCTCTGCTTGATCTTTCTTAGGCTCTTCTTTCTTTTCTTGTCCTGGTATAGTTAATTTTGCGCCGGCTAAAATCTTATTAGCATCCTTAATAGCAGGATTAGCCTTCATCAATTCTGCTACACTGGTTCCATATCGTTTGGCTAAACCACTAAGAGTATCTCCAGACTTGATCAATACTTCCTCTGCTACTTTACTGGCTTTTTCTGCTTTTGTTTCAGTTGGTTTAGTTTCTTCTTTCTTTTCTTCTTTCTTTTCTTCTTTCTTTTCTTCTTTCTTTTCTTCTTTCTTTTCTTCTTTCTTTTCAGCAGGCTTAGCAGCTTGCCCTGTAGCTTGAGTTGTTTCTGCTGGCTTTGTAGCTGTTCCTTGCTGGGGCTTAATTTCAACCTTGCCCATGTCTTTGGGCCAATTGGTAATTTCAACTTTGCTGATGCTAGTTCTTATTTCATTACCTATCTTAGATATATCTATGCCCTTACTTGCCTTACTTCCGCTGGTTGCTGCTTCTAACAGATTTTCTATACCTTTATTCTGTGCCCCAATCATAGTATTTTTCAATTGATCAGGTGTCATTACAGTTTCACCCTTTTTCAATTGTGCTACAATATCAGTAGTCTCCGTCAACTGACCTGTCATTCCTAAAGTGCCTTCATGTCGCTTGGGTGGTTTATTAGCTTCATATTGATTATAAGTTTTTTCTAACCACTCACCTACAGTCTTTGCACCTTCTACTACTTTGCCACCGACACCTATTACTGCTTGTTCTACACCACCTATACTAGTTTTAAGTCCAGTTTTTTCCATTAACGCTGGTATTTGATTAGCATAGTTTTCCTGCATCTTACCATTACTTTCAATGAATCTCTGAACTAATTGTTCATTTGTAAGTCCTGGTTGATTACCGCCTAATGTTCTACTGGCTTGTTGTGCTTCTTTTAAAATTCCTTTTTGTTCACTTTGTCTAGCAATGTCTCCAACACCTGTTATTACACCGGCACGAACATCCTGTAGTCTAGCATTGGCTGTTATCAATGTTTCAGTAAATGCATTTCGTTTTTGTTGTTCTGCTAGGATGGCTTCCTTTTGTTTAGCTAAGGCTGTAGTAACATTTCCACTCTCATCGGCAAACTTTTTTAAACCATGATAAGCAGTATCATTTACTTCAACATTTTTTATAATTGTTTTGGCAGCATCACCTACACCAGTCGCAGCAATACTAAGTATTGCTCTATTTTTTTGATTCTCCATGTTAGCCACTTTGGCATTTTCCATGGCATCTTTGGCTGCTTCTACATTAGCATGGCTTAATTGTTTGGCACTCTCTGCTGTTTGTAAAGCAGCTTCACCAAACACTGACAATTGCATACGAGCTTCTTTACTGGTGGCAGTACCTGTGGCAAACATCTCCTTGAACACTTGTTCTTGACCCATGGCCTGAGCCTGTGCTAGTTGTTTACCGTATTCTTCTCTAGCTTTTTTCTCTGCGTCAGCACCTTGTTCAAGGCCAATCAATCTAAACTTGGCTTCTACCTGACCATCTACTTGTGCTTTTTTAAGTTTTTCCTCTTGCTCTCTACGACTTACACCTGTTAACTTGGCTATTAAATCTAATTCTGTACCCAGTTCTGCTGCTGCCTTGGCTGTACGTGCCTGACCTTCTACAGTATTATCTGTTGAGGATTTTTGAAAACCTATTTGTGTGGCCAGTATTTCATTTAGGTCTTTACTGGTATAACCCATTTGTCTAAGGTTTTCAGTAAGACCACTCTCAAAGAATGCCTTGCTGAAATCACCAAATACCTTAGTACCTTGACTTACACTACCACCTAAACCACTAAATGCTTTACGATTATCTTCAACTACCTTGGCATATTCATCCATGCTCATACGAGCGTTGGCAGCTGCCACTCGTAGACCAATCATGTCATTATTAAAAGCGTTACCTGTATTGCTTAACTTGGTGAAAGTATCAGCCATAGAGGTAACTTCAGTTCCCAGTTTTCCAAACCCTGGGAGGAATTTACCTATAGCTCCGGCAACTTTACCAAATCCTTCAGCTACATCATTTGTCTTTTTTTGTTCAGGTTCTGCCATATTTTTCTACCAGAAATATGCGTTTATAAATACACACAATATTTATCGGAGTTCTTATGCCCCAAGGTAACCCTTTACAAAAGTATTTTAGACAGCCTAAAATCTACATTTCATTGCCCAGCAAGGGTGTTTATTATGAACGTGGAAGCTTTCAAGGCGATAGTGCTAATATGCCTGTTTATGGTATGACTGGCATGGATGAAATACTAATGAAAACTCCTGACGCACTATTCAATGGTGAAAGCACAGTAAAAGTCATAGAAAGTTGCTGTCCATATATTCAAAATGCTTGGAAAATTCCCAGCATTGATGTAGATTGTTTGTTAATTGCTGTAAGAATAGCCACATATGGTCCTAAAATGGACATAACACATCGTTGTCCTGCTTGTCAAAATGTCAATGATTATGAGATTGATCTTAATCAAGTAATGGGGTATCTTCAAAGTCAAATTTTTGATGGTAAAATACAAGTAGGTGATTTAATTATTACTATTAGACCATTAAGATATGAGGAAGTTACAAAGTTTAATGTGGAAAATTATAAACTTCAAAAAATGTTATATCAACTTAGCCGAATGGAAAATAGCGGTAACGAAGATCAAACACTGAAAACACAAGATAGCATCTATCAAAGAATCAGCGAAATGCAAGTAGAATTATTTGAAATCAGTATAGAAAATGTTCAACTACCAGATACTGTAGTTGATGATCCAGAGATGATTGGCGAATGGATTCGAAACAGTGACAAAGAATTTTATAAAAAAATTAAAGAAAAACTAGAAGCAAATAAACGCCAATGGGATATTCCTGAGCAAGAAGTACAGTGTGAAGAATGTAAACACAAGAGCCAAATCACTGTAAACATGGATCAAGCAAATTTTTTCGCCAGAAATTAATCTATTTGCCGGACTCTGAGTTAGAAGAATTCCTTAAAAGCTACGACAATTCTGTTATGCAAATTAAGGATGATATATTTACACTAAGCTGGTATATGCGAGGTGGAGTGACAGCACATGAATTATTTCATGTCTACAGCGCAGATGATAGACAAATACTTTCCGGTATAGTTAAAAATAATATTGAAATGACTAAGAGCAGTGGTCTACCTTTACTTTGATAAACTCTTACCCAATTGACCAGCTATAAAATTAGCAGCTATATCATCCACAGATCCACCACTGGTCATACCTTGAGCTACAGCACCGCCTATATCACTGGCACTAGGGGTTGAACTTCCTGCCTTATCTTTTTCTTTTGATCCAGCAGCTGATTTTTCTTTATCTGCTTGTTGATTATCATCTTTAGGTATTACACCTGCTACTTGAAGTCCGGCATATAAAAATTCACATAAATTCCATAACATCGTAGTGGCTGCACCTAATCCTTGTGTGACACTGGTACCTAACCAATCAGTGACTAATTTTATACCTTTTTCTGTAGTCAATAATCCAACTAGACTGGCAGCACTAACTTTTTGAAGAGCATCAATAACTAATTTTGTACTGGCTCCTGATTTGGCCACAGACTTGACAGGTATTTTGGTCATTAGGTGAGGGATAATTTTTGCCAAACCACCAGCAACCTTAGTCATACCTACAGCTACACCTGGAGCTAGAATTTGTGCAACCAATATTCCTCTTAGCTCATTTAATTTTACTTCATAGTCAGGTACAGGTGGGTTAGCATTATCCAAAACTTCTTTAGCAGCAAAATAGTTTACTACAGCATCACCTAAATTGAATAACAAAACTATGTCCATTAAATCTTTACCCAAATTATTAGTAATAGTCCTAGCTACTTCAATTTTAGCTAATTCAAAAGCTCTTACAGAATTTTTAATATTCCATCTATGTAGAGTATTGCCTATAAGTGGAATGTTTTTCAAGTGAGCACTAGTACGAGCAGCACCACGCATAGCACCAAATCTTGTACCATATTGACTAGCCACACTAGAAGGGTCAACTTTACTACCAACAGGTCGAACCAATCTAGCTAGTCCACGAGCAGCTAATCCAAGTACTCCTTCATCCACTTTTTCTTCAGAGACGATCTCATAAATTTTCATATGGTATTTATTAATTGAGAGTGCGCTACGCTCACTCTTTTTTAGGACTTATCGTCCTAAAAAGCTTTTTGTTTTTCTTAATATTATGCAGATTGTGACGTCACTCTTCGCCCATCCGAGGGCGAAAGGAACATTATGCGAGTTGCTCAGTCCATAGCATTAGTGCATTACAGAGGCGGTTGTCCGGTACCTCGAGCACAGTCTTCAACAACGGCGGTTACTATACAGTATGCTATCACCATATACTAACGTGCTTATTCAGCGTCTTTTAGCCTTGAATTCTGTTCAAACAGCCAAATCACGGCATTTAAGTGATCGTCATCCTTGCGGGTAGTGGCTGAGTACTCACTACGGCGGTGAGTTTTCCGTCCCTGCGACTCTGGGTCCAGGTATAGGGGCACTTGAAATTGGCCAGTGCCAAGCCTTAACCGTGTAAAATTTTGCCTTTGATATGTTTGCCGTGAACTCTGACCTGAATGTGCCCGTTATAATAATCGTCTGATTCTAATACACGCCTTGAAAATTGTTCTCTTGCCTCAACATAACTACATTCTGATTTGCTAGTACAATAATATAATATTTCTCTTGTGAAATTTTCAGTGCCTAATCTCTGTACATCTGCCTTGAGTTCATCATTGCTGCCATAATAATCTTGCCAATCACTTGCTACTTTGCCTCTGACTCGTTTACGTTTTTTAGTGCCATTTTTTAGTTTTACTATTTTGTAACTTGTTTTTGCAAACTGTGCCAACTTTTTGCCTATATACATACGGCCTGACTGTGTATTCGTAATAAGATAAACGAAGCCTATATACTCTTCTGGAATTTCTGTAACTAATTGGCCTTGATAAGTCCATGACATCAATTATATATTGTCATCAACCTTTTTCTTCTTTGCCTTTTGAAGTGCCTTACGTTCTGCCTTTTCTCTGTCTATTTCATAACGCCATTGCATGATTACTTCACGACGTTCTATAGCAATATGCCTAATTTCACTGAGTAATTTTCTAGTTTTTAATCCTGCCCTACGTGTGCCTTTCTCAACCCATTCTTGATTTGCCTTAAAATATCGCCTAAATGCATCCATTAAACGATCATGGAGTTCTTCATCACGTGGAGGTTTCACCCCAAGATCTCCAAGTCGTTAGCATAACTGGTATAACCATTTTCCTTAATAACTTTTAATACGTTGTTTACACGACCAACTAATTCATCCTTATGACTGATCAAATAGATATTCTTATTACGCTCTCTGGCCATTTTCTTTAATACAGCAAGAGCACTTTCTACCCCACTAGCATCCAAGCCATTGTCAATAAGTTCATCAATAAACAATAGATTAATATTTTGGTATAAACTTTCCCATACATCTCTAAATGCCCAACTTAATCCTAAAATTAATCTATTACGTTCACCTCTACTTAAGTTGTCAAAGTCCAAGTCCTGACCCAACTGTGTAATTTCTACATTGAGATCATTTAAGAAACTGACTTGATGAGGTAATCCCATACGATCCAAATAATAACTTAGTCTATTATTCAAGTAGGCCAAATTCTGATCAATAATCTTTTTACGAATAAAACTATCCTTACTGGTCAATAACTTGAGTAAAAATTCTTGATGTTCTTTTAGTTTATTAAGTTCATTAACATTATCCCAACTGATTTCCTGTATGGCAGTATTACGTAATTCATCTATCTGTTCTTGATAAGGATCTACTTCTTCACTACGATTCAATAATGTTTTTTCTAATGTAGCAAGATTATTTTGATGCTTCAATGCTTCTTCTACAGTATCATAAAATGTTTGAGGTCTACCATTTATATCACCAATCTCATCTAATTCTGCTACTACATTAATCAATTTAAAATCCACATTGTTAAGATAAGTTTGTGCTTCATCTAAATTATTTTCAGCTTCGGCTATTAGTTCATCGTGCATATGCCCTGGCAAGTTTTGATCACATTTAGAACATTTATTGTTTTTTAACTTTTTTAATTCAAGAGTATAATTTTTAACATTACGTTCAGCTTGACTAACAGCAGTCTCTAATGTAGCCTTTTCTTTATTAAGACTGTTGATACGAGCACTTAGTTCAAGATAACTTTTTAATTTGTTATGTTGTCCTAATTCCTGTTCAATGTCAATACTCTGTAGTTCTAAAATACTGTTAGCAATCTTTTCTAAATCTTGTTCCTGCTGACTGAGCCAAGCACGTTGTTTAGAATATAAACTGTTTATGCTTTGTTCAATACGCTCATTACTGCGTTTGACTGCTTCAATTGTAGAAGATTCCTGTACTATTTTATCCTTAGTTTCTTTTATTTGATTTTTTAAGCTTTCACTTTTATCACTGAGCAAGGTAATACCCAATAACTGCTCAATAATCATACGTTGATCCGCAGCCCTCATGCTTAGAAATGGCTCTGTGTATGTGTTCAATGCCACAATATGTTTAAACATATCATGGCTCATACCTAATAGTTCATCTAAGTCTTTCTGTGTTTCTCTTACATCACCCTGACTTTCATCAATGACTTCCTGTTCTAAGCCATTGACAAAAAACTTAAACACATTGGGCCTACGTCCACGTTCAATACGATATTCAACACCATTCTTTTCAAAATTTAACTTGACTAACATGGCCTTACCATTGGTCTTGTTAACAAGGTTATCCTTCTTTATGTTGGTTAATGCTTGGCCGTAGAGCGCATAACTTAGAGCATTGACGATTGTGGTTTTCCCGGTGCCGTTGCGGCTTCCTGAATCATCACCTCCTTGATCTAAATTTTCGCCTAATACTAAAGTTAATTGCTCTCGGCCGAAGTCGACGGCTTGGGTTTGATTACCCACGCTCATAAAATTCTTAACACTAAGATCCTGTATCTTAATCATAAATTATTATAAATGTCCATTAATAGTTTAACATTGTAAGTATCACTCTCTACACTGGTCAGTTGATTCATCACAATTTGATCTACACTTTCAAAATGTTTAATTTCTAAATCACTGCTAAATTCAACTTCACGTTTTTCAGGTATCAAAGTTAACTCCCTAATCTCGTATTTGTTAAAAAATTCTTCTTTAATATGACCACTTTCTTCATAACTGATATCTACATCTAATAATACTCTGAGGTGTTGTTTAGGTTTTATTATACGTTCTTGTTCATCTATAAGTTGAGTCAATTTGACAGTTCTGAATGTAGGTTGATCAGGCCAAGCGTGATATTCTGGTTCACCTCCCCACTCTAGGATCATCATACCTCTGTCATCATCCCAAGCATCTGCGTAGTTATGTGGAAAGGCATTACCAATATAGTGCATGTTCTGTTTATTTTGGCGTTTATGAAAATGCCCACTTAGGCCAAGTTCATACTTTTTAAACTGATCAAGTTGTATCTCGCCATGATCAGGCATCTGTACCATGGCATTCATATAAAAACTGGGCAGTTCAAAATGACCAAAAATATAGCGAGCATCCTTACGTCCTACAGTTTTCCACTCTTCACCTACTAGCCAAGGACACATAGTAACTTCACCTAATGTCATGGGTTGATGTACGACAGTGATGCCTGGGATATATTTGCCAAACTCTACGCTATGAATATCTCGCTTGTCTTTGTAATACAAGTCATGATTACCAGGAAAGAAAAAGAACTGGTCAAATGCTTTGCCCAGTTTTTCCAAAGCTCTAAGACTATAATCCATAGTAACAATATTAAGGCTATTGCGATTATGGTGCCAATCGCCTAAAAAGAATCCAGTGTCACATCCATTCTTTTTGGCAGTAGCAATAAACCAATCTACAAAATCTTCACAGTCTTGATTGTGTGTCTGACTATTAGATTTTAGACCAAAGTGTATGTCTGTAAAAAATGCTGCCTTTTTAAATAAACTCATTCCTCTTCTCTCTCATACCTTTTCAAGCTGGCTGTGTGTTCAGCATTGCTAGTTCTAGTATAACTTGGTGCCATATCGTTCATTTCTAATATATCATCCCTAATATTTTGATTACGTTTTTCAATATTGATTATCCGTACAAAACTGTTAGTAACAGCAGCAGTAAAATAAGCAAATGGGTTGTTCGATTTAGCTTCATTAAATTGTAGTCCAACCTGTGTGAGTTGTAGTATAGCCTGTGCTCGCATTTCATCGTTATAGGTATAGCCACGCACATTACCACGGGTAGCATATCGTTCGCATAATTTGATATACATACGGGCCAGTGTGTTAGTTATTTGTCCATGATCTTTACTGAACTTACCGCTTTTAACTCCACCCCGCCAATGACTCTTCCCTACGCAGATTAATTCATCGTTTTCATCAAATTTCCAATGTTGGAAGGGTGGGAAATTTACTCGATCATGCCCATCTGCTTCAGTTTTTTGACTTTTCTTACGTGTTTTATTCACTGGAATATGTTCGTAGGTCATTATTCTAAAAATTAGATCAGTTTTAATCATTTTTTTATAATCTACTTCACATTCGGCTTGTTTGACCTTTTCCCCTGCTTGTTTCCTACGCTGATATTCCTCGTCCCCTAATCTTTTGGCACGATTACGCTTGGCTTCAGCCACAGTTCTTATATTAATTTTATCCAAACCAGTAAGAATAATATCGTATTGATGATATTCTGGCTTAGTATAGCTAGAATAAGTATTCTTACTCTTATGAATTTCTTCTAGTAAATCTTTGTTATTAAGATAATTTACACTCATTAAATAATCCTCTCTTAGTTATTATAAACTACACACATTTAAAAGTCAAATAAATATTTGCCAAGGGGATAAAAATATGTCTATATTGGGCAATGCTTTAAAAACTGCTGCTGTTGGGGCCGCATTAGGGGCCGCATCAAATCTTTTATCTCAAGTTCGATCAATGAATATTCCCAAAGGTGGAGAACCTATAAAACCCAGTGCTCCATCAACGGCTACATATGGTGATGATCCAACGGATTGGCGTGTTAGACTTAGTATTCCTCCCATGAAAATTTTTCAGGATAAACCCGCAACTATAAAGCCATTGATTGATGCTGGTGGATTAATATTTCCCTACACTCCTACGATATCTATCAATCACAGTGCCAATTATACTGATCAGCCTATAGTTCACCAAAACTATCAATTTGTAACCTATCAACATAGTAGAGTTAGCGATATACAAATTGTTGGTGATTTTCCTGTAGAGGATGCTGTTCAAGCTCAATATTGGTTGGCTACTGTACATTTTTTAAGAACAGTTACCAAAATGTTTACAGGTTCTAGTCCAGATTCTGGTAACCCTCCCCCTATATTGTTATTTAATGCCTACGGTGACTTTGTATTTAAAAACATACCAGTAGTTGTCAAAAGTTTTAGTATTACATTGCCTAAAGAAGTTGATTATATTAAAACTAATCTGATGGAAAACATCATTCAAAACAATGATAATGAAATGGATTTAAACAATCCTACAAATAAATTAAGTTTTGAATCCATGCTCAAGGCAGGTGTAAAAAATGCTTTTGCCAATACACAAGCAGGTAGAATAGGAGCTTCTTTATTGGGTGCTGTGGATAAATTTAATAATGGTAGACCAAGAAGTGCCGCATTAAGTCCTAGTAAAAAAAGTAAATCCAACGAAAGTCATGTGCCTACTCAAAGCAGTATTACTATAACAGTAATGCCAGTCTATAGTAGAACTAAGGTAAGAGAATTCAACTTACAAAAGTTCCTAAATGGTGGCTATGTTGACCAAGGTTATATCTGATGGCTGCGAATTATACTAACCTAAGTCCTTGGTATTTGACTAGAGTTCTTAGTGATCAGTTGGACATATTGACCATAAGACCTGTAAGTGCGGAGGATGATGATTTTCTATACACCATAGAAAGTCAATATGCCTATAGACCAGATTTATTAGCCTACGATCTATATGGAAGCCAAAATTTATGGTGGGTATTTTTACAAAGAAATTTAGATGTTATAGAAGATCCTGTTTTTGATTTTGTCCCAGGAGTACAAATTTACATACCTAAAAAAAGTAGTCTTATGAAAGTACTTGGATTATAATTATGGCCATATTACCTAATCCTCTAAAAGCCACACTTAATCAAGCTAAACAAAATTTAATTAACACAGTGAGTAATACTCAGATTGTGGGCAGTCTTAATCAAACCATGGATCAAATGAAAGGAGCTGCCAAAGCATTTGGTAGCCAATTTAATACTCAAATTCCAGGGTTAGATATTAATTTACTAGGGTTGGATTTTCCTACACCACCTGGGCCACTACAAGATATAGAAAATGTTCAAGGTAGAGAAGTCAAAAAATTAGATCCTAACTTGACTTTTCCTTTAAAAAATCCCCTACACGAATACGCTAGTTACAATTATATTTGGACGTTAAGCGTACTAAGTCCTTATGATTTCAATTTTCCAGACTTGACCTATAAAAAAGGCGTCATACATGACATCATAATAAAAAGCGGCAGTGGCAATCCTGATGATAGACCAGAATTAACTCCTTATGCCATTAAACCAAGTAACCCAACTGGCAAATATGACTTTTTTATTGAAAATGCTAGAATCACAGGTGTTATAGGTTTAGAAAAAAATACTGGTAATACCAACAGTACTGGGTTGAGCTTTAGTGTTGTAGAACCTTACAGCATAGGTTTATTTTTTCAAAGTCTCAGCGTAGCAGCTAAGAAAAATGGATATAAAAATTGGGTCGAAATGCCAGTGTTACTTACTTTAGAATTTTTTGGTCATGTGGATTTTCAAAAGCAAGGAGTCAGTGCTGAAAAAGTAGCAACTAAACATTTTCCTATGAAGATCACTGAACTGGATATGAAGGTCAGTACCGAGGGAAGTAAGTATGATTGTACAGCAGTTCCTTGGAATGAAGTTGCTTATAGTAAACAACTCAGTACAGTTAAAAGTGATATTCAAATAGAAGGCGCAACTGTACAAGAAATGTTACAAAAAGGTACAAAAAGTTTACAGATTATTGTTAATAATGCTCTAAAAGAACAGGCTAAAAAACAAAAATTAAAAGTAGCTGATCAAGTATTGATATTATTTCCTATAAATGTGGACAGTCTAAAAGGAAATTATTCAGATAATGACAGCAGTAAAGAAAAAGGTGCTACAGTAAATCCAAATGATCAAAGTAACAATGGTGATATTTTAAGACAGTTAAATGTAGAAAAAGCACCAGATGGATATAATTTAGAACAAAAAACAAATATCAATTCTCTAGGAAGATCACCATTAGGCTATAATGCCAGTAAAAAAGATCGTGCTAGTTTTGCTAAAGATGGATTAGTTTGGGACGAGAAGAAACAAGTTTATGTCAGAGGTAGTGTGACCATCAAGACTAATTCTGGTGAGGCAAGTTTTAAATCTGGAACAGATATACCTACAATTATTAATCAAATATTACTGGGCAGCGACTATGGTAGGAACGCTTTACAAAATTTAGATGATGACGGTTATGTTAGTTGGTGGCGTATAGATACACAGGTTTATATTATTAAAAATGATAGCAATATGCTAGTATCTGGTAGATATCCTACTATACGTGTGTTTAGGGTAATACCTTATCCTGTACATCATAGTAGATTTTTAACTCCTGATCAAAGTCCAGTGGGAATAAAAAGATTAAAAGAGCAAGCTATTAAAGATTATGAGTACATTTATACAGGTAATAATATAGAAATTATTAACTTTAATATTAATTTTAAAAGTGGATTTTATAATAGTCTAAGTGCTGATAGTGGAAAAAGTAATATAGATGTAAAAAGAAGAAATCAACAAGCAGATGTGGCCACTGATAGTAAAAAAGAAAATAATCAACCTACAAACGAACAAGAGCCTGTGAATCCATTATTAGAAGATGACAATTTAAAAACTCAAAATATGACAGATCAGTTGAATGTGGGAGCTAACGCAGGTGGTCCAACACCTGATGATCCTGCTACCCTAGCTGCTAGACAATTCCATAATGCTATTACCCGTGGTGGTGATATGATCGAATTAGCTATGACTATATTGGGAGATCCTTTTTATATAGGTGACAGTGGCATGGGTAATTATACAGCACAGGCCAGTGATAAAAAAGGAATTAATTCAGACTTGGCTATTAATTATCAGCAAGGTGAAGTTTATGTTAATATGAAATTTAGGAACCCAGTAGATATCAACCATGAAAAAGGTAGTTATGATTTTGGAAGTCCTATAGTCCCTCAATTCAGTGGGCTATATAGAGTATTACAAGTTGAAAGCGTATTTGATAAAGGCATGTTTACTCAAAATTTATTAATGTATAGAATGTTGAATCAAGATATTGATAGTAAGGGAAATCCATTTGAAGGTAAGGAAGCTGAAGCTCTAGCTAATGGACTGATGCCCATATGAGCGGCACTACTGAAATTACTAGGGGTCCGATTGATTCGGATAACAATGAACCATACCCCTTACTGGCCAAAGTTGTCAGTCATTTAGATCCCAAGTACATGGGCAGTCTTGAAGTAGAACTACTACGTCAAGCAGGTAATGATGACAAATCAGAAGGTCAATTACGCATTGTAAAATATGCCAGTCCTTTTATGGGTGTAAGTGATGTTGAATACTGTAGTATGGAAAACGTCTACGATGGCACACAAAAAAGTTATGGATTTTGGATGGTCCCTCCAGATGTAGGTAGCACTGTTATAGTAATTTTTATAGATGGAGATCCTAAAAAAGGTTATTGGCTAGCCTGTGTACCAGATCTCAGTATGAACTTTATGACACCTGGTTATGCTGCCACAAGTTTTGTTGAAAATGGCATAGAAGAACGTGTCCCAGTAGGAGAATATAATAAAAAATTACAAACATCTATACCAAAAGATACTACAAGAACTAAAAAGCCACAGCATCCATTCGCAGAAATATTTAAAGCGCAAGGTCTAATATTAGATGATATTAGAGGAATTACAACTAGTAGTGCCCGTAGAGATATACCAAGTGCTGTATATGGAATTAGTACACCTGGACCAATAGACAAAAATGGGCCCAAAGGCAAAGTAGGTAAAAAAGAACATGAAATAGTTAGAGGTCCTGTGAGTAGACTAGGTGGTTCAAGCTTTGTCATGGATGATGGTGATGACAAGTTTGAACGAAAAACTAAGGCTAGTGAAGGCCCACCAGATTATGCCAGTGTGGAAGAAGGTGAGAAGGGTGATGCCAAAATACCTCATAACGAGCTTATACGGATTAGAACACGTACTGGTCATCAAATACTATTACACAACAGCGAAGATCTAATCTATATAGGCAATGCTAGGGGCACTGCTTGGATAGAATTGACCAGTGATGGTAAAATGGATGTATTCTGTGAGGACAGTATCAGCATACATACCAAACAAGATTTTAATCTACGTGCGGATAGAGATATAAATTTTGAGGCTGGTCGTAATTTTAATATAAGAGTTTTAGAGGAAATGCACACACAGGTCATTAAGGATCATATCTTAATGGTGGACGGAAATCATAAAGTAAAAGTAGTACAAAAAGTTGACATGACCTATGAGCAGGAATATAAACACAAGGTCATGGGGGCTGTGGATTTTTATCATACTAATAATTTTAAGCATTATGTAGCTGGTAACAATGACTTAAGCATAGGTGGTTATTACTACCAAACCAGTGGTGGAGCTAATGAAACTAGAGCAGCAGCTATAATTGAAACTGGTGGCGTAATTCATATGAATGGCCCAGGAGCAGCTCAGGCTACACAGGCACAGGAAGCAGAAAAACCCTTAGTGCTTAAAACGTATAGTGTACCAGATCAGGAAGGTGCTACATTATTTGAAACTATCATGCGTCGTGTACCAATTATGGAACCTTGGCCTCATCATGAGAACCTAGATCCATTAGAATTTAAACCAGAAAAAACAGATAGGGACATTGATGGAAGATATGAGGATAACAGTGATTTCTTATTGACCCCTGAATTTTTTAAGAAATATACAACAAAAGTGGACACTTTCGCTAAAACTAGGAAAGAGTAAATAATTTTATGGCTATTCAAAGATTATATGATAGGTTACAGGTCAATGGTAGAAGTTTTAGGGACACTCCACCTTTACCTAGAACTTACAGAGGATTTAGTACTATAAGTGCGGATAGTGAAAATTACAGTTTATATGATTTTTCATTAATTAAACAAGATTTACTCAATCATTTTCATATTAGAAAGGGTGAAAAACTCAGTGACCCTAACTTTGGAACCATAATTTGGGACATTATTTTTGAACCCTTGACCGAAGAAGTGCGTGATATAATCTTAAAAGATGTAGAAACTATTTTAAATTATGATCCTAGGATTCAAAGTGAAAATATTATTGTAACAGCCTATGAAACAGGTATACAAATTGAATGTGATTTGACCTACTTGCCCTACAATATTAGTGAAACACTACGCTATAGATTCGATCAAAACGCAGGTATAGTTGGATAAACTAGTAGTTTTTGAGCTACGATAAATATCCAGTAAGGGAAAAACGATGTCGGCAACTGATAGACAAAATAGATTACTAGTAGCTGAAGACTGGCGTAGAATATATCAAAGTTTTCGTAACGCAGATTTTCAGAGTTATGATTTTGAGAATCTACGTAGGGTAATGATTGATTACTTACGTGAAAATTTCCCAGAAGATTTTAATGATTATATTGAAAGTAGTGAATATCTAGCCCTAATAGATATGATTGCTTTTTTAGGACAAAGCATAGCATTTCGTGTAGACCTAAATGCCCGAGAAAATTTTTTAGAACTAGCAGAACGTAGGGAAAGCATATTAAGATTAGCACGTACACTGAGCTATAATGCTAAAAGAAATAGACCTGCATCTGGATTACTTAAATGGACCAGTATTAGTACAACTGAAAATATTTTTGATGTAAATGGACGTAATCTAGCAGGTCAAGAAATTATTTGGAATGATCCTTCAAATAATGATTGGTTTGATCAATTTTTGAGAGTAATTAATTCAGCCCTGCCTAATACAGCTCAATTTGGAAATCCCTTGGCCAAAGAAGTAATTTATAATATTCCAACAGAACAATATAGGTTCCAAACAGCCAGTACAGTGGTTCCTATATACGCATTTAATAAAGCTATTGATGGCAGAACTATGAATTTTGAAATTGTCAGCACAATTATTCAAGATAATTCAATAGTTGAAGATCCACCGTTAATAGGTAAAGATCTAAGTTTTCTCTATAGAGATGATGGTAAGGGCAGTGCCAGTAATAATACTGGATTCTTTTCTCATTTCAAACAAGGTACATTAAACACAGGTAGTTTTAATATTGGGCAACCAAGTACTAATGAAATTGTGGATATTAATGCTGTTAATATTAATGATACCGATGTATGGTTATACAAATTAGACAACAATGGATTAGAAACAGACTATTGGCAACAGGTCAGTAACTTTGAAGCTAATAATATTATCTATAATAGTATTAATAAAAATATTAGAAACATCTATAGTGTTATAACAAGAACTAATGACAGGATTAGTTTGGCATTTAGTGATGGTGTTTTTGGTAATTTGCCTAAGGGTGATTTTAAAATATATTATAGGACTAGTAATGGCTTAAGCTATACAATAAATCCTAAGGATATGAAAAATGTAACTATTGAGTTCAGTTATTTTAGTAATACTGGGCAATTAGAAGTATTAAGCATATCAATGGGATTGGTAAGCTCAATTAATAATAGTAGTCCTACTGAATCTAACGATCAAATTAAGGCCAAAGCACCTGCTACTTATTATACTCAAAGCAGAATGATTACTGCCGAAGATTATAATATAAGTCCCTTAAGTGTAGATCAGGATATTATAAAAATTAAAAGTGTAAACAGAACTAGTAGTGGAATCAGTAGATATTTTGATCTTACAGATCCTACAGGAAAATACAGCAGTATAAATTTATTTGGCGATGATGGCATACTTTATAAAGAAGAATATGATGAAAGTATGAAATTTAAATTTGTCACCACTGTAGATATTGAAGGAATAATTTATAATAAAATAATTCCTATTTTACAAGAAACAAGTCTAAGAAATTTTTATTATGATAAGTTTGGAAGAATACCAGTCAGTTCTGATTTGAACTATAGATGGGTTAAAAAAACTTCAGGTACAAATTATTCTACTGGATACTTAATAGATTTTAGTAACGACATTGTAGGATACGACGCTACCACTATATTACGTCATTTTGAAGTAGGCTGTTTAATTAGATTTAAAGCCCCTACTGGAAAATTATTTGACAAAACTAACAGCAATAAATTAGTTGATTATGATGGTGTATCTTTACAACCTTCTAACACCACTAACTATTTGTGGACAAGATTAACTAACATAGTTGACCTTGGTCTTACACCAGAATTAAGTACAGGCGATGGTAGTGTTACACTAAATGTAGAGATTCCAACAGGATCTATAATAGATGAAATTATTCCTATATGGAGAACTAATTTAGATTCAAAAGTAATAACAACAATGGTCAGTCTAATATTTGCTAACAAACCATTTGGTATAAGATATGATATAGAATCTAAACAATGGGCTGTGATATTTGACAATAATCTCAATATAACAAATACATTTAGTATAGGCAAAGCTGGAGATTTAACTGGACAAAGTTTAGACTCAAGTTGGTTAATTTTATTCACTACTGATACAGAGTATTATACTGTAAAAACTAGAAAATTGAGATATATTTTTGAAAGTGACAAACAAATAAGATTTTATTTTGATGGAACTAACAAGGTATTTGATACAAAAACTAATACCATTGTAAAAGATAAAATCAATGTATTAAGCATTAATAAAAAACCTAACCTAAACAATCAATTTACTTATGATTTATCTTGGGAAATTGTTAAAGAATATACTGGTTTAGATGGATATGTGGACACTAAAAAGATAGAAATTAGTTTTTACGATAGCAATATTGATGGCGTTGTAGATAATCCAGATTTATTTGAAGAATTAGTACAACCATTAAATCAAGATTTAAGCGTGGATTTAAATAAATTTGTAGCACTAGAAAAATATGAGACTATAACAGGACAGTATGATTATAGATACAAAAAAGGCTCTAATATAATTATTAAAAATAGTTTAAATGATATTCTTATCAGTGAAAAAATTCATAATCAATATTTTTATATAGTTGAATCTAATAACTTGGCAAGATGGGATAATAATTTAGGCAGGTTTGTTTATAATTTAGATTATAAAGTTTATCAAGGTAGAGGGGATCTTAAATTTCAATATGTACACAGTAGTGATTATGAAAACAGAATTGATCCAGGACACGTCAATTTAATTGATATCTATATATTAACCAAGCAATATGATATAGAATTTAGAAGATGGATAGCAGGTTCAATATCTGAAGAACCACTACCACCAAGTAGTGATAGTTTATCCTTGACCTTAAGCCCTAGCTTAAACAAAATTAAAGCAATGAGTGATGAAGTAATATATCATCCAGTAAAATACAAAATACTATTCGGTTCTAAAGCCAGTAGTAATTTACAGGCAAGTTTTAAACTAGTTAAAAATCCAGAACAAATTATAAGTGACAATGATATTAAAGCTAGAGTATTGGCCAGTATTAATGAATTTTTTACATTAGATAATTGGGATTTCGGAGAAAGTTTTTATTTTAGTGAATTAGTTGCCTACATAATGAATAGAACAACACCTTATCTAGTCAATGTTCTCATAGTACCTAGATCAGCATCATTAACTTTTGGAAGTCTGTTTGAAATACCTGCTGAAAATAATCAAATTTTTATAAATGGTGCTACTAGCGATGATATTGAAATTATTGAATCTATTACAGCAAGTGCCATTATGGCCAGTGGAGCAATTACATCCACCAGTAATATTGTAAGTCAACAAAATGTTGTAAGTAACTTAGGGAGTTATTGATGTCTGACGAATCATCAAATCTCTTTAATAATAAACAGCGTAAATCCAGTCAGTTTTTACCTAATATTTTTAGATCTGATAGTAATAAAAAATTTCTATCAGGTACAATTGATCCTCTGATACAAAGCGGTACTGTTAGAAGATTAAACGGATTCATTGGTAAACAAAATGCCAAAGCTGTAATAGGTGATGATGTTTATATTGATTCTCCTACACAAGATCGACAAGATTATCAATTAGAACCTTGTTTAATTGCTGAAAATGACCTAGGCAATGTAACATTTTTTAAAGATTATATTGACTATATCAATACAGTAGATGTACTAGGTGGTATTAACACTAATCATCAAACACTTAATTTACAAGAATTCTATACTTGGGAACCTCATATAAATTGGGATAAAATTGTAAACTATCTACAATACTATTGGTTACCATATGGTCCAGAAATAATATCTATAAGCGGAGCAAAAGTATTAGATACAACCAGTACTTTTGAAATTAATCTAGTTGACGAGGGAGATAATTTTGCTTATTTGTTTAAACCAGATGGGCTAACTAGAAATCCAGATATACGCTTATACAGAGGTGAAACTTATAGGTTTGAAATTAACGCACCTGCTCAACCATTTAGTATTAAAACTGAAAGAGTAGACGGGATAGATTATAGATATCCAACAGGTGTAAGTGATTTCGCAGTTGAAGATGGTATAATAGAATTTAAAGTACCTATAGATGCTCCTGATTTATTATTCTATGTCAGTGAAAATAATGTTGATAGTAGCGGAATAATTAAAATATTTGACATAGAAGATAACACTGAAATTAATGTTGAAGAAGAATTAATTGGTAAAAAAGATTATATTTTAGGTAATGGTATTAAACTGACCAACGGAATGAAAATTAGATTTAGAGGCCGTGTCAGTCCTAAACAATATGAAGATACTAATTTTTATGTAGAAGGTGTAGGAGAAAGTATAACTTTAGTATCAGAAAAGAATTTGGAAGTTGTAGCAGATTACGCAAATTACATAGATGTTAATTATGATTCAAATGGATTTGATCAATTACCTTTTAATAATATTAATTACGCTGCCTTAACTAAAGATTATATTACAATTAATAGATCCAGCATAGATAGGAATGGTTGGAGTAGATATAATAGATGGTTCCATCAAGATGTTATTGTAAAAACAGCAGAGATATTAGGTAAACAACCAATATTTGACCAAAGTCAACGAGCCACCAGACCAATTATAGAATTTGTTGGTAATTTAAAATTATTTGACTTTGGATCCAAAAGTAAAAACAATGTCGATTTAGTAGATAATTTTACAAGAGACGCATTTAGCATAATTGAAGGAAGCTTAGGATACAATATTGATGGCGTTAAATTACTAAATGGCCACAGAGTAATTTTTGTTGCCGAAGAAGATCCTTTAATTAGAAATAAAATCTATAAAGTTGAATTTTTAAACATTTATGATGAAGTAATTGGCACAGAACAAAGACGTATACATCTTGCGGAAGAACCGGATAGTGTACCTAAATTAAATGAAACAGTTCTAGTATTAGGAGGTAACGAATATTTAGGCAAAATGCTTTGGTATAATGGAGCTGAATGGGTACTTGGTCAAAATAAAATCAAAATAAATCAAGAACCATTATTTGATTTATTTGATAATAATGGAATAAGTTTAACTGACTCAAATAGATATAGCAATAGTACCTTTAAAGGAACTAAAATATTTTCTTACAAAACTAGTACAGGGTCAGTGGATAAAGAATTAGGCTTTCCTCTTTTGTATAGAAATATCAATAATATTGGTGATATTTTATTTAGGTTTGATCTAGTTAATGACACATTTTCTTACAAACAAGAATTGGAAATTATTGAAGAAAATACTGATAATAAATTTTTAAAAAAATATGATTATGTAGGTAATGAAAAATTTGTTAATGGATGGGTTAAATCTGAACTTAAAAACGTACAACCAATTATAAGAATTTTTAAACAAGAATTTAAAAACATAGGAATACGCAAAGAACTAATAAAAAATAACTTTCCTTTAGATATCTATGATGATATCAATGATCTTGATGATTTGAAAGTAAAGGTTTATAAAAATGGTAAACGTGTTTATAAACATGAATTTAATATTATCACTGGATTATTGTACAAAGAAGTTGTTTTAAACAATGACATAGACGAAAATGATGTTATAACATTAAAATGTTATAGTAAACAAACTAAAAATGAAAATGGATATTATGAATTTCCTATTAATTTTCAAAATAACAATTTGAATAAAAAGCTTATAGATTTTACTTTAGGTGAAGTAATTGATCATGTAGATAGTATTGTAGATAATGTTGAAAATTTTGAAGGAATATTTCCTGGGTCCAGTAATTTAAGAGATCAACCAAGATTAAGCACTATTGGTACTAAATTTTTACAACATTCAGGTAGTTTAAATTTAGCATTATATCATTTAACTAGCAAGAGCGCCAACATAATTAAAGCACTAGAAAAAGCCAGTGATGATTATGGAAAATTTAAACGTGCGTTTATATACAAGTTTGATCAAGTTGAAGAAGTTATAACAGTAAAAGATACTGTTGATTCAATTTTAAATAGCTTAAGCAAGGGAAAAATTAAAAGTTCTCCTTACTACTTTAGTGATACATTAGCATATAGTGGTTATGTGAAAAATTCTTTTGAAGTAGCAGACCCAAGAAACAGAAGATATCCTTTAATGAGTTTATTTTCTCTAGGATATTTAAGCGCAAAAGCTGTTTATATCTATGTGAACAATGTTCAACTTATTCATGAACGTGATTATGTTTTTTCTAATGAAGGTTATGTAGAGTTTTTTTATGATCTACAAGAACTAGATATTATTGATGTTTACGAATATGAAACTACAGATGGTTGTTTTGTACCTCAGACACCTACAAGTTTAGGATTATATCCTAAATTCGAACCTAGAAAATATTTAGATACAACATTATTAACCCCTCAAAATGTTATTCAAGGACATGATGGTAGCATTATTTTAGCTTATAATGATTTTAGGGATGATTTAATTCTTGAATTAGAAAAAAGAATTTTTAATAATATTAAAGTAGATTATGATCCTACAATATTTGATTTGAATAATTACTTACCTAGTGCTAATAGAACAACTAATTATAGTTTAGATAATGTAAACAAAATACTAGCTCCTAGCTTTTTTAGATGGTCTACATTAATTGATACGGATTTTACCAAACAACCTATATTTTTACCCAATAACCCCTTTACCTATAATTTTAGTGATACAGCCAGCTCGGACCAAACTAAATTAGCAGGATTTTGGAGAGGAATATATCATTGGTATTTTGAAACAGATCGTATTCATATATGTCCATGGGAAAGTTTAGGATTTACAGTAAAACCAAACTGGTGGGACAGTGTTTATGGCCCTGCTCCCTACACCAGTAATAATTTATTATTATGGGATGATTTAAAGAATGGTATTATTAGAGATCCTAGTCGTGTGCCTGTAGTAAACAAAAAATATATTAGGCCAATTTTAGAATATATTCCTGTTGATGAAGATGGCAATTTACTAGATCCAATTAAGGCTAACTTAGCAACAGGTGTCTTTTCTACTAGAATTGACAAAGGTTATGTTTTTGGAGACAGAGGTCCTGTAGAAACTACTTGGAGACGTAGTAGCTATTATCCTTTTGCTGTAATTAAAAGTATAATTCTTATGGCACCTAATACAGCTTTTGGATTATTGTTGGATAGAAGCAGAATAAAAAGAAATATTGCTGATCAACTAGTTTATGAACCTACTGGATTACGACTACGCTTAGAAGATTTAATTGTACCATCAACATATAATGATAACGAAAGAGTATATACTTCTGGGCTAGTAAATTATATTATAGAATATTTGACTAAGGATAATCTAGCTAACTTATTAGAATACAAAACTCATTTGAAAACTCTTACAACAAAGCTAAGTCATAGGCTAGCTGGATATACTAGTAAAGAAAAATTTAATCTAATATTAGACAGTAAAAATATAAGTGCTAGCGGTGGAGTGTTCATACCAAAAGAAAATTACAAAGTATTTTTAAATACTTCCAGCCCAATTAAAAGATTATTTTATAGTGGTGTAGTTATAACAAAATTAACTACTAGATATGGAATAGGCTATGAAATAAAGGGTTATAGTCAAACACAACCTTATTTTTATTATTATGATTGGACTAAAGCAGGATCAAATATTAATGTAGGTGGAATTAGCGAAAGTTTTATTAATTGGGAAACTGGACAAAGATACGTTTCAGGAAATATTGTAAGAATTGATAATTCGTATTTTAGAGTAAAGGTTAGTCATACCAGCTCAACTTCACCAGATTATGATCTACTTCAACCTTTAAGCTCATTACCTATTGTGGGTGGTAGAGATGCTAATATTAGAAGTGAATTTGATAGAATTCCATTAATTATTAACTACGGAACTATATTAGGTAGTATTCAAGAAGTAGTTGATTTTTTACAAGGATATGGAGAATACTTAAAAGATCAAGGATTTTTATTTGATAATTTTAACAAAGATTTGAATAATGTTACTGATTGGGAATACAGCATAAAAGAATTTTTATTTTGGACCACACAAAATTGGAGTTCTGGTACAGATAATTATAATGAATGGCAAAGTTATACTGCTTATAAATCAACTGATATTGTTTTTTATAATGGTGAATTTTATAAAGTTTTACTTGATCATGTAACTGATGAAAATTTTGATATAAAAAAATATTATAAAGTAGATGAAATTAATTTAGACGGTGCCGGTGCTATTAGTGTGAGCCCAGCGGCATTGAAGTTGGATCTAGCATTAAATTATTTTGTAGTTGATAACTTTAATGACATATCTAATTCATACGAAGTTTTTTCAGCAGATGGCATAAAATATGACTTTGATGAATTGAATTATATGCGTTCAGATAATATTTTTACTTTGTCTCCTAAAAATAATATCAAAGGTATATATGGTGCTGGATTTTACCTAATACAAAAAGAGCACGTTCTAGTCATTGATAATGTTACACAATTTAATGATGTAATTTATAATATAGAATCTGGATATAGACAAGAAAGAATACGTGTCACTGGTTATAAAACAATTAATTGGAATGCTAGTTTTGATACTCCTGGGTTCATCTATGATAGAGCTGATATAAAAGAGTGGGCACAATACACAGATTACAATTTAGGAGATATTGTTAAGTATAAGGAATTTTATTATACTGCTAAAAATAAAGTAATAGGTGAAGAATCATTTAGCAATAATAATTGGATTAAAATTGACAACAAGCCTGAGTCAAAATTATTACCTAACTGGGATTATAAAGCACTTCAATTTACAGATTTTTATGATTTAGAAAGTGATAATTTTGATATAAATCAACAACGTATAGCTCAACATTTAATTGGATATCAAAAACGTGGTTATTTAGAAAATATTATTCAAAATGATGTAAGTGAATTTAAGTTCTATCAAGGAATGATCACAGAAAAAGGTACAGCTAATAGTTTAGATAAATTATTTGACGTTCTAAGTAGTGCTGATCAGGACAGTTTAGATTTTGTTGAAGAGTGGTTAATAAGAGTTGGACAATTTGGCTCTAACGATGCCTTTGAAGAAATAGAATTTACACTAGATGAATCCTTATTCAAAGTTGAACCACAAAATTTAGAACTTGTACCAGTAGTCGATAA